GCACTTATTCCATAGAGTTCAACTTCAGCCTGTGAACTCAAAACTAAGGACGCAATGGACAGCGTGAACGAGATGAGCTGGACCAAGATCTTTGGTATAACAGGGCACCACCCCTGAGTTCCAGCCGAAACTGCTCACTAAAGCCCTGCCTAATGGGGGGCTTACTGAAAGAAATTGGCTAATTGAGGAATATCAACTATCTCATATAAAGAAGTTATTCCATCAATCAAATACTCAATTTCATCAACATCACGTTGGCTTATCAACCATCTTTCGGATAAATAGTCTAAATAAGCCTCTTGATCCAATTCTCTCCAATCCGTGACACGACCTCCATCGGAATACTGATTATATCCGAGGGACTTCTCAGCTAAGGTGCACAATTCTTCCTTGCTGGTTTGTCCTCTTTTGAATCTATCAACCATCTGAGGGTTAGCATGGGCTAACTCCAAAGTTTTAAAGGCCAGTTTTGACCAAATTGGTAATGACAGTCCCGTCCAAGCTAGCATTGAGAATGCTTTTGATATTGCTAGCTCGTTGGAAAAATTACCAAAATCTTTGGAGCCAAAAGGAATTGAAGTAGACCACGGCATATTTTGTAAAATACGACAGGGAATACGAGTCATTTGCAAACCATTTACAGTCCAATAAAAATGGTTTGAAAGAAAATCCATCTCTTCTATTGGGCCAAATTTAACAAACTTACAAATTTGTCCCAATCCGTAATCGACAAAATCTTGTTTTGCTGCAAAGAGTATGGATATCCAATTTTCCAATTGTGCCTGATAACGCTGCCCTAGGGCAAATAATACATCATCACCCTTGACCAACAACACATAGTCTTCTTTGGGAATTTCTGCTTGTAAAAAGCAAAATTCCCAGTATGACGCCATTAAAATTGTGTTGGCATGAGTAGTCCAACCATCTCCTGAAGCTCTACCTTCCGCTTTATAATTAACAGCTCCTCTTCCAACCTCAACATCAAGTGTCAAGGAGTCAGATAGCATATACATACAAGCTTCTAAAGATAGAGGTTCATATAAGATGACATTGGGATGTTTGAGCATTGATTCAACTAATTCATTATACATCTTATTCATCTCAGGGAATTGGGTCATATCAAAACCGCTGCCATCTGCAGCACCACACTGATAGTTTCCTAATGATAATAACCTTTCTTCCAAAAATGAACACAAATCAATCCAATTTTTTTTGCCACAATACTCTTTTATATACAAATGAGATATTTCCTCAAGAGCATTAATGACAGGATTTGCAAGTATCTTCTTCATCATAGGAGGTCCAGAAATCTGCCTTTCTTTAACTCCATTGAGGGCAGTATCCCTATCTTCTGTCTCAACTTCAGTAACTTGAAGTTCCACTTTAGGGAATGATTCATAACGAGTGTGCTTCAATTCATTCCAGCCAAGTTCGGCCATACATCTATCAACATCGGCCTGATAAGCTTGACTATATTTCTTTTTCCATCCTTCTACTGAAATTTCCAGGGTTCCATGTTCATTTAAAGCTTGGTTATATCTTGGGATTATAACATCCCTAAAGAATTTTTGCCATTTGACAAGCCATTCCGAATTATAATGAACTTTGTTTGAAGTCGCTCTGATAGCAGCAGCCATAATAACGCACTTACAGCTGTGTTTAACAGTAGGTAACTTCAATCCAGGGAAATTTAGGAGGGGACCTATTTGATATGCTGCGGGTTTATCTGGTGCATCACATGTTGGGCAGATCCAATCATTATCGCGGAATTTCCATTCAGGGTCTACTCTTCCGCGATTGTGGTCTCTGTCCAACCTAGTGAGGTCAGTCACACAAGAACCGGCTAGTCTAAGTTGTCTCCAACGATTTCTGCGTCTGATGGGGATTTTCTTAAACATATCTAAAATAGGTATATAAACATACACTAAAGCAAAAACTAATATGGAATGGGACAAAATGTTTCCATATGTTACTGTTAGCCACAGTAGGTCAAGCACGATACGCGGTGGATAACTACCTGCTATAATTTGTTCAAAGTTAGCACTTTTAAGATAAGATCAAATTTTGGGTTGTGTCATGTTAAGTGGGGAATTG